GGGAACTGTTTCTTCAATGATTCCATTTCATCTTTATTCAAGATGTTATACGCGCACGGACGGAACAATGCATTTCGGCACGTCACATTATTTACTGGATGTTCACCTCGATACTGTGGACTAGTACGACCCCACTGTTCATACTGGTCGTATGCAGAACCACCTTTAGTGATTTTGTCTCTGAGTTCTGGGAACTTTTCGAGTACATTTGCATAATGAGTCTCATAAGAGTAAATGAGGTATGAGCATTCGGACTGATTCCGCGCCCAGACCGGCACTTTAACAAATAGACCACCATAGACTTCCATCTTAATACGAGATTTAGGATGCTTAGTGACACCCACCATTCTCTCTACAGTGAATGTCTGCTCTCGTTTGTCCGGCATTACCATAGCAGCACAATTCGGACACATTTGCAATCCCTCATCGAGGGCTGCATTTATTTCAACATCAGTAGCATCTGGTGCGAATTCGTATTCCTGATCTTCTGTAACTGACTCATCTACCATTTCTGCCTGACAGAGAGGGCAGACAGTCTGAATAGTAGTTTCCTCTACCTTCTCATAGTCTTTGGTTTCATATGTGCCGTATTCATCTTTTGCTTCGGGATATGCATAACACGCGGTCATACCCTCAGTACAGAAGACAAACAGCGCATGAAGCCAAAACAAAGGCATGTCATTGTGCTTGAACACCAGTTCAGCGATTTTATTACCTGACTTAGCAGTGATTACATCTAGAGGATTATCAGCATCATCAGGATAACAAACAACAGGAGGTACAGTGACAGATAGAGCAGCAATGATTGACTCAAGGTAAGCCCGGTAGACGTTGACCGGCTTGTCATAAAAACCCTGATCCGATTCATCATCCAGCGTCTCAGTTCCTGGCATCCTCCAGTCATGAGCTACCTCACTGTAGTAGGTATGCTGAATGTTTTCCCACAACAGTTTCAATCGACGCCAAGTTCTGATTTGACGATCGCGCACACCTCTATCTTCATCATCGAAGTGATCGACTAGCTGCTTCAGTAATGCGCGTGTAGCGTCGTCCAGTTCTTCCATTAGTATGCTTCTTCCTCAACTGGAGCTGGATTACGCTTCCTTCGGGTAGGAATATTCGGAGTCAATTCATCTCCAAATCTATTGGCGATTGGAGTCTGTCGAGGTTCCTCATACTGAGGATACATTGGAGGCAACTGCTGAGTAATGACCTGACCTTCTTCATCACCCTTTGTATACACTGTAGATCCACCACGGAATGGCTGACCGCGCATAGCTTCATTTCTACCCTGGAAGATTGATTCAGCCAGATTAGGTGTACTCTGATCTCGCCGATTCATAGGGTTTTGACTATAGTCAAACCCTCCACGCGGCATTACTGCATTCTTGGCGAATCTATTTGCAAGTCCTATACTTCCTTCAGATGGATTTCTTTCAATAGCTTGTTGACCAGATGAACCAGAATCCTGACGGCGCATCAAGTCACTAGCAACACTAGCTAGTTGACCCTGCCATCCGCCTCCATCAGTAGCAGTTCCCTGACCCATAGGCGCAGCACCCATCATTAGGCTGCCAACCTTACCAGCAGTAGCCAGATTCTTCTGCCATCCTGTCAGTTTATTTGCTGTATTGCCTACTTTACTTGCAGTAGATGCAGCCTTACCTGCGGTACCAGCCGCTTTACTACCTAATGAACCAAGACCGAATCCACCTGTGAATGAACTACCAAGGCCAGCAGCAGTACTAGCCATGCCAAGATACTTATCGAATTTAGAAGGAGCGACTCCTTTTTCGATAGCCTTCTTGTAGTCATGCTCAGCCCATTTCTGACCGAGTTTTTGTGTAGCTCCAGTAGCCATCAGACTAGCTCCACCAGTGAATGGAGCAGCCACATATGGTGCAGCCTGTAGAGCTATCTTACCTAATTTGTTCCAGAAGCCCATTTCTCTACCTCAATGTGAGAGGTGTGTTGATGATTCCAAACACGCTCAAGATGTACAGTAGAGAGAACAGGATTACAAGCAGTCGAATTACATTCTGGAAAGGCGGAGCCATCGGAATGTATGTCTCAACTAGATAGAGACAGAATCCAAGGACGACGAGAATAACGATCATCTGAATCATGAGAGTCCCACTTCCTTCTCTAGATCAGCGATCTCCTTAGTTCGATCGCGTATTACTTTGGCCTTCTGTCTGTCTTCAGCTTCAAGATATTGCTGACGCACACGCCAAGGAACGAACGGGGGAGTGATTGATTGAGGTTCTTCTTCCTTTGTAGGAACTGGTTCGGGCTTGTCCTTATCTATGAGCCTATGCAATAATTCCTTCCGTTCTGCATTACTCTCAGCGAGTTGCATACGCAGGATCTCACAAGTCTCACATGAAACTGGATCAAGCCCGAACCACTTTCTAAAAAGTTCACTTAGCATTAGGTTCCTTTATAATCCATCTGTCCGGATCACATGTATATCCACAGATCCCATCAGGTGGACAACGTGGATCTATTAATACTTTAACTGGTAATCCATCCGAACATACTGGAGGTACACGCACTCTCGGGATTACATGTCCACATCCAGAACTAATGACGATAACGAGAAACAGGCTTAATTTCTTCATCTGTTTCCGTCTTCTTCATGTTTCGGTAGAAGGCAGTCCAATCCTGTGTTTCATTGAGCTTCCGCACAAGAACATCCTGTGCTTCGACTTTCCTGAATTCCTCGTTTGCTTCTCCAAAGAATCCTTCAGCTGCATCGACAAGATACCGCAGACCATCAATTGGGTCATCCCCATCGAATTCCGCGATGTCTTCTGCAGCTTTGTTTCCTTTTGGTTTGTCATAACTACATGCCTTAATAGCTTCCACTAGTACAGGACACGCGCCTGCGAAAATCTGTAGTTTAGGGATATTAGTCTCTGGTTCTTGTGGATCGAATGAGTGAATGTATGAGTGATATTCCTTCTCACCTCTATTTCGATAAATCCACATTGCATAGTCTTCACTATATTGACCGATGTCTGTCTGATTGATTAGTTTCGGTTGCCACCGTAGATATTCATGAATGAGCTGCTTTCCAGCAATACGCGAACCTGGTGTATTGTTGGATAACTCAATGGAAACTCCAAGTTCTGATTCAATCTGCTCCTGAATGGTGTGTTCTTGACCTCTATCCTGACCAGCTGATTTGCAAAACCTGACAAGACGAGGATTTTCTTTGTCGATGTAGAGTTTAACATGTGGTGCCCACTCCGCAATCTTAGTTTTCACCCATGTCTGTTCTCTGTAGATGTACACCTTCTTATTCGGTGAGATAGCAGCATATCCAACCCATGTCATTGCAGCAAAACCCCAGTCACCTATGACGATACGCGGCCACCATGACGGAATTTCAAACGGCGGAATGACATGAATTGCATTCTCTGGTTCGTCCTCGAACTTACGATCACGAAATTCGTCGAATACCTGCCCCTGATAGGCGTCCCAATCACCCAGTAGTTTTGCTTTACGTTCCGCTTCAATTGTAATGCCTTGAAGTGACTGCTTGTAAGTAGGATCAATGTGTGGATTGTCTTCTAGGGTTGAGTGGATGTAGATTCTTTTGTTTCCACCTTTTCCGAGGATGATCTTTCCACCCTTTGGGTATGGTTTAATGAATCTCTTGTAAGTCCATGTATGGCCAATACCACCGGGCATACCAGCGGCACGAGTAATAGAAGGCAGACCAGAATCCTTAGGTGCGCGGTTGCGCTGAAAAGTGATGTAAGTGTAAATCCACTCAGTAATACTAGTAAGCTCATCAGGAGTATACAAGCAGATTTGCATCGTATCATATTGATGGACGTCATCTTCATTCTCGCAATGACCTAGAAAGATCATTGCTCCTTCGTTAGTACCCCCAGTCCCACCGTACTGATCTGAACGTGGAAATGTCCAACACATCTCAGTTTTATTAAGAGTTGCACCAAATTTACGATAAAGTTCACGGGATCGAGGAATGATTTCATTTCTAAGTTCTGGATAGGTTCGGCGCATGAACACTTGTTTGAATTTAGGGTGCTCATGCCATCTATGGACAATACCATACAGTAGAAGGACGTCTGACTTTCCTGAACCTGCTCCTCCGCCATAAAACCCCTCTTTAACAGTGGTGGGTAGTGATAGGAATTGTTCCTGCTTGGGTGATGGACGCCATTCATTTGACTGAATGACTTTCTTTATATCAGTATTATCGAGGTCCACGCCTTGCCTCTAGTCCATTCTCGTCCATTTGCATTGATGGACCAAGACCACGAACTACATCTGGCCTCTGCATATTCGTATTTTCCATTAGTGACTGGAAACTATTACTTCCTGGTTGTTCGCCACCATATGGTGCATTCTGCAACATTGGCTGACCTACACTACCAGACAATTGATTCTGATTCTGCATTCTAGCTAGTTCACGTGGATCTTGTGATCCCAAATCAGGCCCCTCATAACCGCGCATTTGTTCTTCAGCCTGCTGTCGTGCATTCGACTGCTGCTGATCATATGGAGTCTGAAGATTGGCTAGACCTGATTGTGCTCCACCAGCAGATTGACCATAATTAGCAGGAATAGTCAAAGCACCAGGCTTATCCATCCAACTCATATCCTGACCTGCCGCCTGACCAGTATTCCTGTAATCATTCAACTGAGGGAATTTATTAGCTAGTTGACCGAGTGATCCACCAATGGCTCCAGTCTGTGCATTCTTTGCAGCCTGCATTTTCTGCTGCATCATATCCCTAGATCCACCCTGCATACCGGGCTGTAATCCAGCAGTAGGATTAGGTCTCTGTCCCTGTCTCCACGCACTCATTACATTACCAACAGACTGACCTACTCCCTGCATCTGATTGTTAGGTTGACCCATAGCAGGTCTGCCCTTCATCATGGGATTCGCACGCATCTGCTGTTTCTGTTGCCACGAATTCTGCTGATTCTGCATAGCAGGAGATTTCTGAGCAGATGTTCCATTCGCCATACCACCTTGTGGAGTAGTAGGTTGATTCATCGTATCGTAGAGTCCCATGTTATCTCAACCTTCCTGTTACAACTTGGGCAGTATATCCGTTTGGCTGTCCATTAGATGAACGACGGAAGTCGAAATGAATCTCTTGACCCAAATCGAATTGCTGTTCAGGATGCATCATTCCATCGAAGTCAATGAAACTTAACCAACAAGCTCTTTCACATTTCGCTGATGTATGTCCCTCATCCCCATAGAAGATACCGAAGATTTTACCTTCATGACTGATTCGATGATCGAATCTCAATGTATCTTCTGCCTTGGGAGAAAACACGCGTTGACCTGATTGACTTCCACCGAAATGAAATGGTGTAGGCCAACTCATGATGTCAGCTGGAATGATTGACTTGACACGCGCAACTTCATTGAAACCAGGATAACTAGCTATATCTGAATCGGACTTGATACCGGCGGAACAAAAATAGTTGAATCCTTGGTTGCAAATGGCAGACTGAACGGCCAAGGCGCAGAGATGATTACTGTCAACATCCCGTCCTTCGTAGCAATGTCTAGCCTTGACGGATACTTCATTACCTGGTCCCGTAGGCTCATCCTGAATTCCATATTTAGATGGTGGATGGCCTTCCCATAGAACTGAGAAGACATGTCTGATGCGATCATGATCCTCCCCGTCACGATATCCGTGGATTCCATAGAAATCTCCTCCACACCATGCTTCAATATCTGATACTTCTTCACTAGGCGGAGCAGTTGTAGTGACTATTGTTTCGTGATCTTCCGCCTTGAACTCGTCGAGTGCGTCGGAAATCTCTTCCTTACTATTCGCACCTGTTTGCCACGCTTCATTTCCACCGAATACATACGCGGCTGTTTTATTCTGTCTTCCTCTGGTGTGTCTTCCAAGTTCTCTAAAGAACTCAGAGTGAGTACCCGACCAGAGTTTATAATCGCCAAGATTATAACCACCTTTCATTCCATACTTGTCTAGGAGATCACCTAGTCTACTCAACTGACCCCAAAAATCAGGAGTATAACCGGGACCACACTCTCTACCAGACCAGTAATCTCCACCGAGTGTACCAAGATTCATCCAGAAATGAATGAATGGATAACCTACTGACTGTGCTTTCTGAATGATGGACTCAGCTTTAACTGAATCACGTACAAAGACTGAGAACAAATCACCCACATGAAGTCCAATTGGAATAACTGGACCTTCATCATCTACATATCCTGAATCAGTGATACGCAGTTGACCTTTGATTGTGGATGGAATTGAACTGAATAGGGAGATAGGAGGATCAGCAATGAATGTCTCATATCCTCCGGGTACATCAGTGGGATGACCTTCCCACATGGGCTGATCTAGAACTACGCGCCCGTCTCCCCACACTTTAATGAAGTAACCTGGCCTACAGACTGACTCGAATGATACTTTACTTCCATTATCCTGAAGGACTAGTCTGAACTTCTCCCATGCTCCTATACTAGTTCGATTGAATGCAATGTATCCTTCTTTACCTTCATTTTCGCAACATGCATAGAATCCATGGACTGACATGATTCCATAGATTTCAGGTTCGTCTGACTGTTCAATAGTGAAAGATTCCCATGCACCAGCAGAATCACGATTAGCCGTCATCAGACCAGCAGGTCTACCGTCAATTACTCCCTGAGGAGCACCACCATCTTCAGCGGACGCGAACTTACCGTGGTCTGATTTGAGTGTAGTCATGATTCCTCTAATAGTCTGGATAGACTAGACAGCAGTTACGTCGAAATTGACTGAATTCGATACTTGCAAGTCAGTATTCAAGACAGTGACTGCAAGAGTACCAGCAACTGACACATCAGGACTGAATCCCAATTCAGTATCAGATACGAATGTGGTAGGAACTGCCACTCCATTGACCTGAACTACAGAGTCCACAAAAAATCCCGTACCAGCTACAACAACTGGAACGGGAACTGCCACTACTGTAGTGGCTGGAGTGAGACTAGTCAAAGCAGGAACTGGACCTGGAGTATTGTTGGTCAATACATATTCAATTGCAGCATATGCCTTCTTTGCAGACGCTGAATCTGAACAGCAGATGTCAAGAATCTCACGAATGTAAAGATCCTGTTCTGCTGTAACTCTCAGACTAGGAGTACCAGCCTTGAGGACAGGACGGAATGGATCCAATCGAACTGATGTGATTGTAGGCATGTTTTTCTCCTATCTAGTTGATTAGACTAGATTATTCCTGAACCTGAATGATTTCAAAGGAACGCTCATCACGGAATTGAGGAGCGTAAATGGTGAACTGGGGTGTTTGACCTGATGGACCTTCAGCCTGTTTAGGCTCAAGATTCTTGATGATGACTGACATGTCTTTAGCGATACCAGACAACTTGTCAGCATCAGTGTAGTCTAGCTTCTGTTGTGTAATAGCCGCTAGGGCAGCATTCATTGTCTTAGCTGCCTTCTTAGTGGCTCGCACACGCGCTTTATTGACTACACTTACAATGGATTCCTTCGGTGTGTCGTATGATGCAGTGGAACTAGCTCCATTAGCGTAAGCCGACACACTACTAGGAGAAATACCTAGTTCGGAAGCCATCTCTAGTGCAGCTGATCTGCCATTCATTAGGTGTTCTTCAGCGATGAGCGCGCGTAGAGAGGAGGGGACATTATTATCCCCTTTATTCCGTCCTCTAGATGGAACCGTTTCTACTACTCCCTCGATTACTTCTAGATTAATTGGAGTAGATACAGGAGTACTTGGCTTCACAGAACCAATGCGAAGTAATTCCTGTTCAAAATCTGAATCATTAACTAGACCTATAGGCATACACTACTCCTATGAGTAGAATAAAATTTAGATTGTAAGGAAAAAGATGGGCGGGAGGTCCGCCAGAGGAATTGTCTCACGAATCCGTCGGATTGTCAAGCCCTCTAAGTCGTTGAAATGAAGTGACTTAGCCCGGAGTCGGGATGGGGGAGTCTCGTCCACTTTTCATGAATTACATTATGAATTGAGGGTTTATTTTTTTTATTTTTTCCTACAGAATTTTACCTCCTCTATTTTTTATATTTCCCTTACTTAATTTGTGCCTGAGAGACATTATTTCCATGTCGACCGTGCATTTTGTGTAATATTTACATATGCTGCATGGGTATACCCCATACCCCTACTACATGACGGCAACTAATAAATAAAAAAAAAATATATGGCTCGAGATTTTTTTATCAATAGTCTACTACCCTAGTAGTATAGTCAGCGCATATCGAGCACGCTTGTGCTGTACCTCATGACGATACTATCCAAGTGAGTGGTCGGGCTGGCGCCCGAGTGCGTTTTCTGTATGTAGATATTACACTGTAATTCTTACATATCATGCACATTCTACCCACTCCCCCACTCTCACACTTGATTGGGCTTCGCCCAATATGAGTTTCTGTATGTAGATATTACACCATATGTGTACATATTACCCCCTTCCCCACTCTCCACATGTGTCTAGACCACTCTCGGCGTGTAAATATTGACCACTTCCCCACTCTCGCACCCTCTCTCACCTCAATTTCTACCCCTCTCGCCCCTCTCGACCACTCTCCAAACCACTCCCCCACTCTCGGTTTGGGTCTATAAACGCGAAAAGGGCTAGAGGATTGCTCCCCTAGCCCCTTCCCCACTCTCGCCGCGTGTCTATCCGCGCTCTTGCCAGCGATACCGCGCCGTTTCTTCTCGCTCCTGCTGACGTGCTCGCCGCAGATTGTAAGCCGTCTCGGTCATGGTGTCGGCGATGACCGTGTAATCAAGCATTCCCGACGTTGCCCGGTGCATCTTCCGCGCCGTATTCAGGATGCGCCGCCGCGTTACAGCCGGGAGTGATACGAACTTCTCGAAGTTGTTCAAGGTGTCCCTGCCCTTTCGGTTGCGAGGTTTGGGGAGTGTCGTGCTGACCACTCCCCCACTGCTACTAGTCGCCGTCGCGCATCGCGGATTCAAGCTTGAAAAGCTCAGTCTCGCGGAATGCTGCCGAGAACAACCGGGACGCGCCCTCAATCGCATCATCCTTGGTTGCTCCCGCCATAAGCATCATCATGGCGATAGCTTCCAGCACCAGCACCGTAGCCGTGTGGTTCTCCGGGTTGACGTTCGGGTTCTTCATCTCATAGCCCTTTCGGAGCGTATGTACTGCGTTGAATGCGGCTAGTAGCGGAATTGCCACTAGCCGCGATGCCTGGCGGAATTACTCCGCTTCGTCTTCCGCCCATTCAATGCCGAGCGTGCTGCTGGCAAGCTCTCGCGCCTCATCCTCACTGTAACGCTTAGACGACATCAGCACCGTATACATGTTCTTGAGCCGGAGCTGGTCATCATTCTCAATCGTCGGCCGGACAATTCCAGCCGCGTCAAGTGCCGCAGTAAGTGAAGCCTGACGCGCCGTCTGCTTGGCCGCAGCATTGACGGCCTTGAGTTGCTGCTTCAGCGTCAATTGAGCACCAGCAGCGACCATTTCCGCCTCATTCTCGTAAATCTTCCAAGTGAATGAGAACGGAATAGCCGTTGGCAAATCCTTGTTATACGCGCGCTTCGTGGACGTGTTCTTGCTGAATTCTTTCATGACATTCTCCCTTTTCAGTTTTCAATCCCCGCGGCCGGCATGACTCGCGGGCGGCGGTTCTCGCCGTGACGACAGGATACCACAAGTCAAGGCCCCTGCAACATGCCGCGCCGAGAAAGTCAGTCAATCCGCGCCGAGAGTGTAAATTCGACTCCCCCCATGTAGATGCTACATCCAAGTGTACATCTGACACCCTCCCCTGCTCCACCGCTCCGAATATCTGCCACTCCCCCACTCACATCGACGGGGCAGGGCAGCTTCGAGGCGCAGCTCGCCGAAGACCTGGCAACTTCTGTACCGAGTCACGCTGCGCGTGTAGGGATTGTTCTGTACCTAGATGTATATTATATTATGTCCCATATTGATATCACCCCTCCCTCTCCCTCCTATACATATTCAGGCATATGGGGTATGTAGGAAGTACACGAAAGATATATTAAGTATATTCTTATTTTTTTTTTTTGTTTTTTTTTAGTAATCCAATTCTTGAATTTGCCTTGGCAATGTAACTTTTACACTTGACGATTCGACCGGATGCGCGCTAAGATATGGGAGAGGGGGGGAGGGCTGTATTATGAATCCGCCTCGAAGATGTCCATTGTAAGAAGTCAATTCAACAAGAGAGAGCACAATGACAGAGCAGAGGATGACACTTAACGAATTCAGTAATCTCTTTCCAATGGAATTCGTGTTGAGTAACTATTTCCAAGAGTTTGAACATACATGTCCTGAAGGGGCATATATGACACGCGCAGAATGGTTTGTCGTGTTCTATCAGCACTTGGAGAACTAACATGGGAAAGAGAACTAAACACACGCACAAGTACATCTATCAGTCGCTCAGTCCATTCAATATGGGTTGGAGATGCGCATTAGCACACTGCACACATTTCCTTCCACGTAATGTAGAGCACATGATAGATGGGAGCACATCAATATGCTGGAGTTGTTCTCAGCCATTCATGATTGACGATATCACAATCAAGGATGCGCTCGAACACAATCAGGGAATGGTGAGATGCGCGGATTGTCGTCTGTCACCTGAGGAACGTGATGCAGCATTAGCGTTCATGAAGAAGTATGGTGTAGACGATGAGTCTGAGCAGGAAGACCCTGTAGCACGCGCATTCAGACTGCGCAAGGAAAAGAGGCATGATCCATCAGAGGAAGCAATAACAGACAATGGGGAAGTAGTCAAACTACATGCAAATGATTGCCCGGCATGGCTTGGCGATTCGTGTAATTGCGGCCTTGGCGATTCATGAATTGACTTCTTGAAAGATGTAAATTCGACATAGGGGGGTGTAAGTCCTACACGGCCCGGCGAAAACCACTAGGGCTTGTGGTCCTTTGCCGGGCCGAGCGGCATATAATGTGGGGTACAGCATTCCCGGTTCGGCCCCATACTGGGGGGAGCCACGGCCCCGCCTCTAATTCAAGAATCAGATTCTAGATGTGGCTCCTAGAATCAGACACCGGCTCCGAGAGGACGTGTTACATGTCAGTAGTATCCTGCAGGGTCTGCCTCACACCAGAATATTGTGATTGTATCTGTGCAACGTGCATGGATGCGCGCAATGCTGTGCTCGAAATGGCAGAAGGGAAGTCGAATCAGTACGCGGAAGCACATGACATTCCAGTCATCGAATTGAAGATGCTGTCACATGCAGAGCAGAATGTGGCTATCTTCATCATCAAGTGGGTCAACAGCCTGTAGTCCCGAAAGGACCAGACCATCATGAAGCGATTCTATTGCACCATCTGTCAGCGAATCAAGAGGGTGAGAACTCTCCCGACTAACGTTCAATCAGTCAATTCCATGACTGTCGGGAAGCGTGTCGGTACGTGCGATAAGCACGTAATTCAGGCTAATCAGTCAATTCAACTCCGTAAGACTGGGAGCAACTAAGATGGCGAATCCTATTGGTGACTGCGATGCCTGCCCGAAGTCAGGGGTAGAACTATTCAAGGTAAATAATGACATGCTCTGCGAGAAGTGTCGTGATAATGAATTGGCTGCAATGGCTGAAGAACGCAAGAGCAATGCGCGCGTCAATCATGTAATCCAGCAGTCACGTACACAAGACCAAGGTATTAAAGTCAGTCAGGATGTATTCAATGCATCTACTGTTGACTTCATTACACTTCGGGCTGCTGTGACGAATGATGATTCAATTCCAGCAGACAAGAAGCAGTTCAAGATGGCGGAATTGGCTGCCGAACGTATCACTCAGTTCGATGCGGCGATATTCGCCAAAGAACAAGAACTGATGGAAATGAAGAATCAGCGTCATGCGTGGCGTACACAAGCTACAGAGCTGGTTCACACACTCGGTGAGGCGGAACGGGCTAAATTTAGAAGTTTGGATGTGAATTATAAGCCTGCGACGCCAGTACAGGCTAAGAAAGCACGTACTACATCACCAGCGGGACCGAAAGCAGGAAGCAAGAAATTCGATAAGGCTGCACTTCGTGAAGCTGCCAAGAAGTATGGAGTTCCTGAGGTGGCAGTCCAGTCACTCTGGTACAGCAAGTCAGGCATGTCATATGAGGAAGCTGCGAAACAAGTTGTTCAACTTGTCGGTTCCTCTAATGTAGTTCCATCAAGCAAATAACATCACGCATATACGTACCGAGAGGACTATATGGATAGACACCAAGCCGCACGTATGATGCGTGATGAATTGAATGCATATGGTTTAACTGACTGGGGAGTCAGGCTGAATCAGAATGCCGATTCACACTTCCTTGGACTGTGTAGTTACAAGGACAAGTGCATCATTCTCTCCGCACACCATATTGACATACATCCAGACCCGGATGTAGTCAATACAATCAAACACGAGTTGGCACACGCGCTTGTCGGACCCGGCCATGCGCATGATGAAGTGTGGTCTAGTAAAGCCAGAGAAGTGGGCTGCACTAATACCATGCCATGCTCGAATCTGTCTCTGTCACCAGAAATCATCGACGCCATTCGGAGTGGAGCAGATGTTGAAGTGACATTCGACGAGCAGGTAATCAGGACACCACGATACACAGTTACACGTATTCAAGATAAGTGTGCTGTGTGTGGTAAGGTCGCCAAAGTCAAGTCAGAGAAGATTCAGATTGTAAAGGGCGACACAAAGCCAAACCTGAAATTCATCACACTTGAGTGTGGTCACATGACCATACGCAAGATTCCGAAGGGAACTCCATTCCATCGGTTCCATCTGAATGGTTCACATGATTGTGACCACGTATGGGACAAGAACAACTGCGTAGCATGTCAGCGGAAGCGCCCTTATGACTTTCAAGTCGAGGGCATGAGGCTCGCTGAATCTGCACTCGCAGCAGGCAACGGCATCTTAATCGCTGATGAAATGGGGCTAGGTAAGACCATTCAAGCGATGGGTGTCGTGTACTTCCATCCTGAACTCTGCACACCAACTCTCTGGATTGTAAAGAGTGGATTGAAGTATCAGTTCGCATCCACTCAAATCAATTGGATGAATCCAGTTGGTACTAAGCCAGAGGATATGCACATTCCACAGATTGTGAATACCTCGAAGGATTGGCTGATACCCGGATTGAAGCACTACATCATCGGGTATGACATGCTAGTTCAGAAGTCACGCACTTTGAAGTCAGGTAAAGTCGTTACCTCAGGATTCGATATTGAACAATTCAATCGAGTCGGAATCAAGTGTGTCGTGTTAGATGAATGTCAGCAAATCAAGAATGCTGATTCATCACGGACACAGATGGTCAGGAAGGTGTGCAAGGGAAGGAAAGTCATTGGATTGAGTGGAACTCCATGGAACAATCGAGGTAGTGAATTGTTCCCAATCCTGAACATGATTGCACCATCGAAGTTTTGGTCAGCAGACGCATTCAAGCGTCAGTGGGTTGCCACATACTTCCAAGGTGCCATCGTGAAGGAAGGTGGAATCAAGCATATCACTCAGTTCAAGGAGTACACTCAGGGAATCATCATTAGACGTGAAAGAAAAGAAGTGATGGCTGAATTGCCACTCACTAATCGAACTAAACTGAATGTTGTAATGGATTCCACTCAGGAAGCCATATATGACGAGGCAGTAGAGGAGTTCGTGAAATGGTTTGAGGAACAGCAGGATGCAATGACCGGCATGGCTATCATCGCCATGATGTCTAAGTTGCGTCACCTATGCGCACTCGCCAAGATTCCAGCTACAGAGGAATATGTAGACGAGTTCGTTGAGGACACTGACAGGAAACTAGTGGTATTCGCACACCACAAGGATGTTCAGTATCTCCTGTATGAGTCATTCAAAGAGAAGTATGACAAGGGAGAGGATAGAATTCCTGTCTTGAAGTTGGATGCGGAGATGAATGGACTTCAGCGGCATGAAGTTCAGGAACAGTTCAACACTCTGCCACGAGCCATTCTAGTGGCTAGTCAACTGGCAAGTGGAGAGGGACTGAATCTTCAGACGTGTTCAGATTGTGTGATGCATGAGCGTCAGTGGAATCCGGGCAAGGAAGAACAGTGTGAAGGTAGATTCGTCCGCATCGGACAGACTGCTGAATCAGTCAATGCAATCTACACGCACATGGAAGGATTGACTGCCATTGATCAGAATCTCGATGCAATCGTCGAGAGGAAGCGCGCACAGTTCCACAATTGGACTGGTACTGAAGCGGAGAAGTGGAGTGAGGATGCAATCATGAAAGAGTTGGCTGCATCTATCGTTCGCGCGCATAAGGCAAAGAAGAATCGCGGTGGTGGTGGTGATGAAGGTGTAGCCGCATAAGGCCCACGTCCTGAGCATGACATTAAACTGCTCATCTAACTCTAACTGGAGAACAGACATGGCATGTGAAGATTATCCTTGCTGCGGACATGAATCAGGTGATTGCCCGCGTATCACGAAGTCGGGAAGGGAAGTGTATCGTTGCGTGGGTGGATGCGGGCGCGAGCTGCCGAAGGGTAGTAGGAGCAGTATCTGCGTCAAGTGTCAGACACGACGCGCGCGTCACTTCGATGAGTATGGTGACTATCCTGAGGACAGATACTAATGAAAGACTACATTCAGTTCCGCGTCTACATCCGTAACAACGACAATCCTGACCTGACACTCAAGATTGCCAACGAGCTGCAAGATGTAATTCATGACTATATTGGAGATAGTGTCATTCAGTATGGTCATACTGGGGGCTTCACTGATGTAGCTGATGTACTTCATTCAGGTGATGTGAGTTACGAGCTTCACTTGGCAGACGAGAACTAGAGAAGGGTAGGGGAGTGGCTAATAAAGCACTCCCCACCACTCGAATCACCCGAAGGACATCCGTTCTGTACAAAATGATTGAATACTACTTGAAGCTGATCGTCTTATATGTGGTGTGTGCAATCGCACTCGCCTACGTATTTTCAGGTCAGCCAACTAAAGAGGAAGACGAATCAGATGATCGCTAAGAGCAGATACACTGTGATGCTTGAACTGGAGCCAGAGGATGTACTAGTCCTCACGACCATCATTCAAGTCTTTCGTGACACTTCAAAGACTCTTGAAATGGAAGTACCCGATGAGTTCAGGGAGCGACTCATGGGTATTCTTTCAAGATTGGCCTTTGAACTACACGAGGTTCTTGGTGAAAATCACTAGTCTGTTCTTCGGTGTATTGGTTCTCTTGATAGTCTTGTTTCTATTCCGAGAGAATCGAACACACGAAGCATGGCAGGAGGCAACTAAACTTAACTATAGAGGAGTAGTAGACTAATGGTGTGGGATGCGGAGTGGGCGTATGAGGACGAACCTAACTACAGGCAAGAGGAAGAAATGACTGAACAGACGACTCCAATCATCAGCAACGTGACGCTCATCAAGAAGTTCTTCGAGTTGGGTGGGCGTAAGGTGGAGATGCAGGAGATGAAGGCTCTCAGCATTGACGACAGGAATGAGTTGGGCAAGTTGGCTGGTGAGGAACTGAAGAAGCTCGGCTTGTTGTAGTTCAGATTCAGTCCATTACTTAATTGTAGTGGACTGATTCGGACCTACAACCTGACTGGAGACAACTAATGAGTAAATCAACTGATGGTTTTGATAGTCGCGGATGTTGTGATGATTGTCAGCGTACACGCGCAGAAGGACATCATCCTAGTTGTGACAATCACCCACAATGGCAACGAACTGAGGAAGTTAAAATGCCTGTAACTAGAGATGAAGTCATTTGGATTCTCGTCCGTTACATCATGGGTGAGGAGAAAAAGACTCAAGATGAAGTAGTGAAGATGTTACTTGAGGAAGCGTTGATTGGACGCGGACTGATGACTCCAATGGAGAAGAAGTAATGGAAGACAAATTCAATGTAGTGCAGTTCTTCGTTGACGGCTCTTATGAGTACGTCAGGAAAGCAGTCACAGCAAAGGAAGCTGTGTCAGCTACACAGCACTACACTACATCAGTAGGTGCGCGCATGGGTACAACGAAGCGTGTCATCGTGACTGATATGTTGGATCAAATGTGCTTCGAGTGGGAGGATGGTAAGATCAAGTTCCCCACCCAGAAGGAAATTGATGAAGTTCTTGACATACTGGAGAAGAACTAATGACTCGAAAGGAAGCAGTTTACATACTAGAAGTTCTACTTGGCCGTGATGCAGATTGTCGTTGCGGCAACAAGTGGATCGAAGATGAGGAGAAGGAAGCAATTCAATTCTTTCTCGATGAATCAGATGAAGCCCTTCAAACTGAGGAGAAGAACTAATGCCACAGAAGATGCCACGTCAAGAGGGTGGGCGTCGCTCCTATTACACAGGAGCAGACCATGCCATCGAGAGAGCTATTGAGAAGGAGTGTGCGCGTTACGACATCACTCGTTCTCTCGTCATCAGGAATGCACTCGCATTCACTTTCGGTATTGACTTGTATCAGTACGAGTCGAAGCCTCGAATCAGGCGGGTGAAGTAAATGTCCCGAAATGAGGTCAGTCCAATGTGGATATTCACTGTCGTGTGCATACTGTTGTACATGGTGTACATGATGGGAGCAAATTAAATGGAAGTCCTTGTACCAAAGAAGAACATTATCATGGATGCCACGATGTTGAGTTCTCTCATGTCATGTGCGCGATACCATGATATTCGATTCAATCACCAACTTGTGTCTAGTCGAGGTAAGTCCAATTCACTGGAGATTGGCTCACTGATTCACAAGGTTCTGGAAGTCTATTACCGGAGTATGATCAATGGATTTCCTCGAAATACCAGCATCGGACACGCGCTCACGGCTGGGCAACTTTTTATTTCTGGTTGCCCTCATTGTAAGGGATTTGTTCCTACTCATCAGTTCATGGAGCCGGACAATGAGGTAGAGCATGTCTGCAATGACATGTGTGTACTAGTCCCGACATGTAAGCACGAAGTAGACGAGTATCCTGGACTGGAGAACACACCAGAGAACAGTGAGGGATTCACTGTAGGCTGGCGGTTCGCACTCGACACATGTGAACAGTACTTCAAGTTCTACGAGAACGATTCATTCATCCCACTCTCATGTGAACATGTGAAGGGTGAAGTCATCTATGAAGATGATGAAGTCCGTGTCTTGTGGAAAGCGAAGTTCGATCTAGTGGTTGACACGAATCAAATCGGTATCGTGTCAATGGACCACAAGACATTCAAGCAAAGGAGAGCTAAGTCTACTCTATCAAACCAGTTCATGGGTCATTGTATTCTGCTCAAATCCAGAAACGTGATTGTGAACAAGATTGGACTCCAGTCATCTCTCAAGATAGGCGAGAGGTTGACTAGGGAAGTAATCAGTTATAGTGCAGACATGCTAATGGAATGGCAAGGAGAGACTATTCCATACTATGCATACAAGTACATCCAGTATCAGGAGTCGGGTTACTGGCCTCCGAATTACACGCACTGCGACAATATGTATGGTCCATGCGCATACAAGCAGGTGTGCGAATCGGATCGTAACATGAGGGAGGATGTACTCCGACTCAATTACATCACTGCTCCTGTGTGGGACCCACAGAATAAGGAGGAGGAATGAAAGTCAAGGAGCTGATTACCTATCTACATGCGCACTGTGACATGGAACTGGACATCGTACTAGATGATGGGCATGATGATGCATTCACTAACATCTTTGTGATGCCAGTTGTCGAGGAGTTCGAGACAATCGGCTACACATTGTCGGGAGATAATGAGCCAACTCAACTCATGCTTCCGTTCAATAAGGAAGTCCAGTAATGCCCAACATGAGTGACATTAACTTCGAGGCAATGACTTATATGTTCAAGGGGGAACCCGGAACACGTAAGTCAACTCAAGCCTTATCATTTCCTGGCCCTCAATACTGGTTCTCGTGGGATAGGAAGATGAATGGAATCATCCTGCCCATGAGGAAGTGGGATATTGATCCTAAGTCCATCACGTTTGATGACTATGAAGATTGGGCCAAGCCACGCGCAAAGCTGGAACAGTTGAGAGTGAACTGTCCATATAAGACTGTAGTCTTTGACAGTATTACCAGCATGGCAGACATGACACTACGTCAGACCATGAAGTTGAAGTATGGAGTCTCACGTCAGTCAGGTGCCGCAGCAGGTAAGCTAATCGCTGGCATTGCAGTCAATGAGATTGAGGACTATAACGCTGAGTCCTCCGCATTGAATGAATTGTTAGCCGGTGCGAAGGATCTTGTAGACTATCACAAGATCAATGTGATCATGATTGCGCATGTGGTGAAGGCAGAATACCGTGACACCACTAAGAAGACTACACATATCAGTCGTCAGATTGTGACGGCTTCTAAGAATACCGCCGCAAAGTTCCCGGCTTACATGAATGAAGTATACCACTTCAACATCAAGCAGGGATTTGTCGAAGGTCAAGGGGGTGACTATAGCATACTGACAGAGCATACTGGAGATGACTTTGCGCGTACTGGTTTAGGATTGGATAGGGAGATTGTAGTGGGTAACAAGCCTCTCTATGCTACCTGGATTAGACCAGCTATCGACAAGTTCACAACTCCAAAAACAACAACACCAACAACCAGTAGTTCGTTCAAGCAGTAGAGGACAGAACAATGCCTATCATTCAATTCGGCGAGCGTGATCTTCTCCGCGGTAAGGTCGTGGAGCCGGCGTGGTATGTGGTTCAGATCAATGCGGTGGGCGAGGCACCTTCCAAGGATGGTGGTAGCACCAACTATCCAGTGGAAGGTACTATCGTTGCCAACGCGGACAACGGTTCCACGGACTTCGCTAATGTTCCGCTCGACTGGAACTTCAACAGCAAGGCTATTGGCTTTGCGGTGGGTTTCCTTCAGGCATTCGGTGTGGATGTCAAGGCTGGTGCTCGCTTTGACCTTGCGAATGCGGCTGGTAAGCAGGTTGAAGTGTTCGTGGAGAACGGTGAATGGCAGGGACGCATGGTGAATCGTGTTCCTCACAAGTACCGTCCCCTGCGTTCGGCTGAATAGTCATGGACTTCCTAGGAGGTTCACTCGGTGCTAACACCTACGATGATCCTCGTGGAATGGTGAATGTGGAGAAGGGTCCACAGCCCATCCGCGTGCAGATTCAACGTGAGAAGGATATGCACGCGCAGGAGGTGAAGCGTCTTGATGCAATGCTCAAGCTGATTGAAGACAATCCAGCTATCGAGCAGTTCATCAACCTTCAACGTGGGTATGTAGGTCAGTAGTTGAATTACTCCTGTATCATCTCTCCCATAGATGATATAGGTTGTGCGAATGCTTGTGGGTTGCGGTAAGCACGTAAAATGACGGAACCCTCACTAAATGGCCCCAGTAAGGCCCATCTATCTACGGAGAATCAAGTGATCAATTACACGCTGGCCGGCGACACTGACATCATCAAGGACGACGAGCTTCCTGTTACTCCTATTCTTGAAGAAGAAGAAGATGAGGATGTGGACGAGGAAGAAGATTATGAAGACGATGACGAAGATGAGGAAGATGAAGACGAGGATGACCCCGACGAAGAACTATAGTCATTACATGAGAGCATCCTGACGTTCGACTCCCTTTCGTCAGCTAAGTCTCTTGTGTGATGATAGGGGATACGTGCAATACTTCCGCATAAATGGTGGATGACACGCGCGTATCCCCGCTTTTAATGTACGAATAGGAAAAGAGATGGAAAACACTGAACAGAAGGCGGTAGGCCGAATCATTAGGGTAAGTAAGGCTGGATGGGGATTCATTTCATCCAGGGATATCCAGTTCACTAGGATATTCTTTCACTGGACTGCTTTGCGTCAGGACACTCTCACATTCACCGAACTCCATACGGGTATGTACGTGGAATTCACTCCACTTCAAGTTCCCTCGAAGGGTTATCGTGCATTGCATGTGCGTGTGATTGATAAGCCAACTGGAGTACCAGATGGAACCGATATGCCCGAACTGCCGGAATCAGGATCAGTCAATGTTGGAGTTGATGTCGAATAACAAGTACTTCTGTCTAGTCTGTTCTAAAGTCTTTGAGGTGCCCCATGACCAAGAAAGAATTTCAACTCCTACTCAAAGTACTGGAAAAGATCAAGAATCCTGATACCTACGTCAGTGAATGTAAGCATAATGTTGAACGTGAGCTTGATCGGTTTGAACGTATGAAAGGTCAACTCAGAGATATGGGTGAGTACGATTATACCCACTATTAGGAGAAGAAATGAGCTTCCACAAAGACGTGGCGACCAATCTGATTAAAGAGTGGAGTGTCAAGGAGTTAGATGTCTACCTTGAACAACTGAAGGCAAGACATGTGGAAGAAGGTGAGTGGATTAGAACTGTTCAGGACATGCGTAGAAGACTAATAGCAAGGAGTAAATCAGCAAAAGAGAACGGACCTCGTGATGGCAGATAGAGAAAAGAAGTATGTACCAGGAATGGGTCCAGTTGGAGCCAAGTGGATGATACTTGGTGAAGCCCCATCATATGAGGAGACGGCAGCAGGTAGACCGTTTGTTGGTCCGTCAGGTAGAGAACTGGACCGAATATTGAAGGATGCGGGCTTATCTAGGAGTGGAGCTTGGGTCACTAATGTGTGTAAATATGAGGTTCCCCCAGACCTATCAGGAAAGAAGGGGAAGAAAGTACCATTCCATATTAGAGCCAAGAATCATGGCATTGATATGGACCAACAACTAGCCGAACTACAGACGGAGATTAATGATGTCAGACCAAACTGTATTCTTGCTCTCGGTGGGACTGCATTATGGGCGCTCAGTGGGCGAAATCCAATCAGTAAATTCCGCGGCTCTATCATGCGGGGGATGGGCCACAAGTTTGTACCTACCTATCATCCCGCGCATCTGCTACATCACTCTGGCGGTGGCGAAATCAAGGGCTATTGGAATCGTCAGGTAATGATCTTTGATGCAAAGAGATCATATGAAGAATCAGCCAGTCCTTTATTGGACCTTCCAAACAGAGTCCTTCAGGTCGCCCAAAACTCAGGAGAATTGTACTCCTTCCTCGAAAGATACAAGAATCACCCTAAACTGTCAGTCGATATCGAAGCAGGTGGTCATTGCTTACCCATATGTATCGGACTCGCGTTCACTAAATCACATGGAATGACTGTTCCTCTGTGGAATAGTGACGGAATATCAACCATTCCAACTGCTGACCTAGCTACTATGTGGCTCATGGTATCTAAGGTTCTATGGGAGAAAGATATTGTCGGACAAAACTTCAATTATGATCGCGACAAAATTCGGCGTCTTGGATTCACCATACGACGGATACACTCGGATACTATGCTCAAAGCATTCGCCATCAATCCTGAACTGCCGAAAGGACTCGCATTCCTTACATCTATCTATACAAGGGAACCATTCTACAAAGACGACGGTATGTATGAGGGGTCGTACCGCGATCTTCTTATCGGCTGCGCCAGAGATGCTTGTGTTACTCTTGAAATAGATGAAGCAATGGAACCAGATTTGGTGGAGTTGGGGGTAGATAAGTTCTATCGCAACTTCATCATGACCTTGCCTGACTTCTATGCGGAGATAGAAACTAATGGATTCTATGTCGACGAAGTTAAGCGAGCTGAACTCATTGCAAAGTACGTGGAATGGGATGAACGACTTGGTTTTGAGATGTATCAGTTGGCAGGTGAGGACATTAATCCCAACTCCCCGACACAGGTATACTCTCTGCTTTTCGATGTTTGGAAGTTACCTCGTCGTCAAGGTACGGGTGAGGAAGAACTCACAGCCCTGCTTAATCTCAAGCATGGAGTGAAGGACCCTGGAATGCGTTCATGGATTGAGAAGTGTCTAGAGAGACGCAAAGTCAAGAAGACTATCTCAACCTATCTGATGGCAATACCTGATTTCGACGGGCGCATGAAGACTACTACATTCATGTGTTTGGAAACAGGTCGTACCTCGACAGGATTACAAGATCCCCCCACACGCCCTCTAGTTGACACAGTAGGTAAGGGCAAAAAAGCAGACATGAAACCTATGGGCGCTGCGTTCCAAGTATTCACCAAGCATGGTGATATTGGTTCGGACGTCAGAGGTATGTATATTCCCGGTGAAGGGGAAGTGTTCGTCAATATAGACAGCTCACAGGCAGAAGCTAGAGTAGTATTCAATTTAGCCACAGATGACCAAGCATTGAGGGACATTGACGAACATGATTATCATGCTCTTACTGCTACTTGGTTTTTCGGTGGTACTGAATCTGATTACTCTAAAAAAGTGCTCGGATATGAAAGCCCAATTAGATTTGCTGGGAAGACTCTCCGTCATGCAGGACATCTTGGAGCCGGAAAGCGACGCGCGAGTACTGAACTCAACACTCAAGCACGAAAGTATAAGATCCCGATTACGATCGACGAAGGACAAGCCGAGAGAGCATTAAAGATATTCCACGCCAAGCAACCGAAGATTCAGCGCGTGTTCCATGCAGAAGTAGTTGAAGCTCTAAAAGAAACTCGTCAACTAGTAGCTCCATTACCTTGGGGGATTGATGCTGATAGAGGTGGTGTTCGAATATTCTACGAACGATGGGGAGACGACTTATTCCGAGAGGCATTTTCTTACATGCCCCAGCGAGCAGTCACTGACAATACCAAAGCAGCTGGGATACGGATTAAGCGAGAACGACCATACGCGCGAATTATTCTTGAGGCGCATGACGCTCTCTTGTTCGCCATCAGACGAGAATACCTCGATGATTTCATCCCCATCGCCCAAAGGGAAATGGAACGACCCATCAGTTTCGCTGCCTGTTCCCTGAAAAGAAGGTTACTAAGGATTCCATCTGATGTAGAGATAGGAGAGAACTACTGTGACTTACACAAGTTTAAGAAAACGGTTGAGGTGGTTCTTCCTGAGCCTGTTCGGATTCGACCACTTTCCATCACGGAACAATTCACAGTAAATGATGAGGAGGCTAGGGAAGATTACTATGCTAAGCTAGAATCAAAGCGAGTAGTAGACAAAGACATTCCATTTTAGAGGAACAAGGTGACATGGCTCGATACTCTACTAAGTCAGCACGGCGAATTAGAATCTCCCACAAACTTCTGGCTGTGGGGCGGCCTTGCTGCATTGTCAGCTGTAGTAAAGGATAACGTATGGCTGCACCGTCAGATCTACAATCTCTATCCGAACATCTATGTGATGTTTCATGCAGAGAGTGGACTGAAGAAGGGTCCGCCTATCAGCATGGCGAAACAATTAGTGAAGGGGGTTGGAGGAACCCGAATAATATCTGGCCGTTCATCAATCCAAGGAATCTTGAAGGAACTAGGCACAGCACAGACAGGACCGGGGGGAAAGGTAGTAGGTAATGGTAAGTCATGTGCGTTTATCTGTTCGTCTGAACTTACCTCATCAATCGTAGAAGACAAGGTAGCGACGGACATCCTTACAGATTTGTATGACCGTCAGTACAATATTGGAGAGTGGAGATCACTACTCAAGATGGAGCAATTCAACTTGAAGGACCCAACTATCAGTATGTTGACTGCAACTAATGAAGCGCACTCATCGGATTTCTTCGGTAAGAAGGACATCCACGGTGGGTACTTTGCACGCACATTCATCATATCAGAAAACAAACGAAACCGAGCCAACAGTCTACTAGTCCCTCTACGTAATCCCCCAAACTATCCAGCGTTAGTCGAGTATATGAAAGAGGTAGCTAAGTTGGAGGGTCCATTCCAACCACTGGCTACATCAGAAGTAACTGATGCATGTAATATCCCCTTCGTAGAACATGTGACAGGAGAGGTTAATTACTTCTCTCCAGCGGGATTACTGTATCAGAAGTGGTATCAAGAGTTTACCGAGAATATCCTGACTCAAGAACTTCGGGATGATACAGGTACACTCAACAGATTTGGGGATTCTGTATTGAAGGTGGCGATGTTGTTAAGCCTAGCAAGAAGTCCAGAGTTGTACATAGACGAGGATTCAATGCAACTAGCGATTGACTATTGTGAAAAGCTGGTAGGTAATGTAAGGGAAATGACCCACGGTAAGAAGGGTCTATCTGAAGCCAAGAGTCTCAAGAACCTGATCATTCAGGAACTCTATCAGAGAGACTCACATCAGATAAGTCGAATGATGCTACTCAAGCGAATGGCATTCCATTACAAGGAAGCCAATGAACTCGATGAGATTATGCTGTCATTCGATCAGGCAGGAATGATCAAGACGCAGAGTATCGGGAATCAGATAGTCTACGAGATGCCTGATTTGGTTGTGAAGGAATACAAGAAGTTCTTCTCGGGGAAGGGAAGATAATGCTAATACCAAGACCCACGCACAATGACTTCTTTTACACTGATACTCCCACTTATGAGCATGTAAGTGGAGACCAGAGTAAACATTGCGCGTGGGTCAATTGGTTCTTCAGTCTAACTCCGTGGAAGTGTCATGTCTGTGGTGCCATGATCGTAGCAACATGTGACTACTGTGTCTATTGCAAGATTCAGCACCACAGACATACACCTAAACCTACTGACGTGGTGTAGGCTTTCTTGGTCCTAAGTTACGTGGACCTAGTTTACGCGGACTCATTTGACGCGGACCTGGGCCTGATTTCTGATTCTGGAAGTCAGCACCATAAATCAATCCACGTAGACCACCACCAGCATAGACCTTCTCATTCTTCGGGTCAGTGAATCTAGTTCCAGCCACACCCTGCTGATACACCTGACCACCATGTCCGAAGAAGGTACCTACACTCAATGGAATTAGCCCTGGATCTTCCTTCGATACTTCCCAAATATCCTGGGCAACCATAGGTATCATCATCTGCAACATTCGATCCTTCATGAATACTGGCTGATGTTCTGATGCAGCCATCATATCGGATACGAACTTGGCAATAGGTTCCTGCTTGTTTGTGAGGAATCTATCCTTCAAGGTCTCTGCTGTAGTAGCCTGAAATCCCTGACCAAGTTCAGAAGTCCTACCAGTAGCCGATGATGTGTAGTATCCACTAATCAATCGAGAGTATAGAACCAAGTAAGGTGCAATACCGCCACTTGGGTCCATACGATAGTTACCTACACGGATCTTCATGAAGTCTGCACTAGTTGGGTCCATGTTAATATCTGCATCATAGCCTAATGCTTCTGCTCCATTCTTGAGCAGTAAAGCAGATGCAGTATAACCAGCCGCCGCACCAAATAGTCCTCCCACATATTGCTTACGTGCCGTGGGACTAGCCATAATGTAAGTAGATGGATTCATCATCCTGACTCTACTTGCCATCAGTCCAGGTGCGAAGAACAATCGACCCAATAGACGCGCATGATTCTCAAGATTCAATTCTGCTCCTCTAAAGGGTAGAACGTGAGTCTTGAGCGGCGCGTGTCCAGTCATTGTATTCACAGCATCAGCTAGTTCTTTACCGAGTGCCTTGTTATTGTATGGATCAAGGCTATCAGCAAAGTTAGCCCATGCCTTTCTCTCACCTTTAGTAGCAGTAGAGAAGTCAATACTATCGTGAAGTCCAATATCAATATCAGGCATGAGCTTCCCGATACCGAATCGGAATTCACTTGGATTAAATCCACCTAATAGACCCTGCTTACGAACACTACCCTGATGTGCCTTCAGTGAATTATCCTGAGCACGATCAGCCAAGTACTGAAGTCTATTGACATTCAAGTGATTCGCAAATGTGATGAATGC